TCCAGTATCCTTCCTTTTTCTACCTCTTTTAGTTCCCTTATTATTTCTTGGACTATCAGCTTCTTTATCTGATCCGCCTGATAATGGTTGATCTGAAACCCGATCGTTGTCTTGACTGTCTGCTCCAGTCTCTGTGCTTCTATCTTTGGTGTCATCTGTTTGTATATATTGCATTGCTTCCATTATGGCATACAGATCTGTCTTGCTCATACTGGTCTCTCTTAGGTTAAAGTCATGTTCCATATCTGCTATGGCATCCTCTAGGGTGGGTTGATCACATGGGTAGAAGGGCATTACTCTGAGGCCGACTGCTGCCAAAATCTCGTCCTTTTTTCTACGGATTGCCCAGCTAAACGTTTTGACGTACCGCAAATACTGCTTACCTGCTATCTTTTGTTTATTTGTTTTCATAATACTCTCTAATAATTCTCTCCTTAATCTCCATCGCCTCCTGGTATGTCTTCATCTCCGAACGCATCCCAAACTCCCACTTTGAGTGACACCGCAAGCAATAAATCATAAAGTTTTCGGGATGATGCCTCAGCATTGGCATTGACCCCTTTGATACTATATGCGAGACGAACGTTGGACTGAAGTGTGGTAGATGTGTTCCGCACTCCTGACATATGTGTGGGCGTGACTTCCACATCTCCATGTACCAATGTATATCCCTCGACCTCTTCACCCTCACTTCTCCAGTATACGGAATATTCTATTTCCTCTTGCATTTTTTCGCCAGGTTACCTTTGCGTACTCACTATCTAATATAGAATCATTTTCCATATACCTCTTGATGTGATTTCCACAAAATGTTTTCTTATCTTCTAATTCCTTGATCTGAGTGTCTAAGGTCATGTAAGAACAAATAAAGGCATCGATCTCCTCGTTGCTCGCTTTCTTGTTCTCCTCTGGATTCTTATACTGCTCTACTAGGAAGCTTTCGTATGCCGGTGTTCCCTCTACAGGTGGTTCATACAAATCGGCATTCTCTATATCTTCTCGTGCTAATTCAACACGCTCCCAGAACTCTTGTGCTACCACCACCATTTTGTTGCACATGTCCTTGTCATATTCTATGTTGTGTACACGCCAGTTTCTTCCGTCTTCTAGGGCTACGATCGTTGCTGATCTGAGACCCAAACCGTGCATGTAAAATTGAGTCTGCAAGTAGTAGGACGGAGGCAACCCCCCATCCCACTGCTTACTAGACCAGCCATTGATTGTTTTGATCTCAATGACCTTATCATCTGAGCTGAATGAAATATTCCCGTTAACGACCCTCGGTTTCTTCTTTACTTCAATGCGGTCTGGGGAATAGAAAAACATCGGATACTGTGGGTTTACATAATAGCCAACGGGTTCAAATAAGGTTCTTACCTTCTTCCCGCTATAATAATTGTTGATCATGTCTTCGTCACCGTTGTAGTACTGGTAACAATTGGCAACCAAGTCCTCAGATACCGTGCCCATGAACATAGGCATATTCTGCTCTACCTTCTGTGGGATTACCCCTACCTTCTGGTAGAACAACTCGGTTGCACTCTTCCACGGGTTTACACCCATGATCGTGCCTATCTCAGAACCACCAATCCCGTTCTGACGGAATTCTAACCATTCTTTGTACTCGGTACTCTGATTGATCTTAACAACTTTTAATTTTGGCGTTTTACCCATTCCTCAAATTTTTCTGCAATTTCTAAAGTTTCTGCTACTATCTCATTCATATCGATGATTTCAAGACTCGGAATCATGGTGCTAACCAATTCAACCGCACTCTTAATACTACTCTGGCGTATGATGGACGTTTGCTCGTTCGTATAGTGCTTCATGTGCACCGGTTCGACCTTCTGTCCAATCTGTTTTGCCAAATCTTGATTTGCTATTTTAGGCATTAGAATGGCAAATCATCATCAATCTCCTCAACAGGAGCTGCTGAACCCAACGTCAAACGAGCATTCAACTCATTTACTTTATCCAAACGGAAAGTTTCTACCTCGCTCCAATCGGTGCTAATCACTTCCCCTTTCTTATTGGTCAACTCTTCTGGCTCAGGCATCCCATCACCTTTTTTGTATGCCCACTTTAAGAACTGACCGTTCTGGCGGATGTACAACGCACTACGCTTGCGATCACCCTCGATCTTCAAAGAAGGAATCAACTCAACCTTGCTATTCACATCAATATTGGGAGCAATGTGAGCAAAGGAAATAAAATAATTACTCTGCTTCATCTTTGGATCGTCTCCCTTAATACGAATAGCCAACTGGTATGTCTGTTCGTCCTCAATTACTACTAGCAACTCGGTTCCATACTTGGATTCACGTGTGCTAATCTCACGAATGTAACCCTCGATACCATTGTAGTACACCCACTCTTCGCCTTCTTTTTTGGCTACTTTACCATCACGAATTGTCAAATACGTCCGTGCTTCTCTTGTTGTTTTAAGTCCCATTATTTTTATATTTTACTTAACTACACGAAGGTATATAACGGCTTTGATATTTTCAACTATTTTTTGTAAAATTGTAGAGTATTATGAACAAAGAATTAAGACTAAAAATTCTTGAGCTAAAGAAACAGCTGAAAAGAGGGGATATGGCTCGTATTGTGCTAAAAACAGAACAGTACGGTGTGAATAAATATGACGTATACAATATTTTAAATGGCAAGTCTTTGATCAATCAGCAAAAATTGTTGATCGTCATGCGAGAAGTCAAACTACTCATTGAAGAGAATAAGAAATTCCTTGAGATCCTAGATATATGAATCTAGACCAACTAGACAAGGAAATCCGAAATATAAAAAAGCAAGGACTTCCTTTTATTTTGGAGCAATCCCACATTGCTGATGTCAGAGCTACGTTCTATGATAAAGAGATAGTTCACCAGCTAGATAAAACATCAGAACGATTTCATAACAATGTAGCTCTTTTGTCCCGATTGCACCGGGTTGTTGTACACACAGCAAAGATCAAAGAATACATGGGTATGAACATTAAAATGGACTTTAACGAGTTTATCAAGTTCAGAGGCCAAGTACGGTCTATGCGCTACGTCATACTGGTAAGCTTGTTCTATGGCATACCAGCAGAATTACTCTTATTCGAAGACTTAACTTTACATGAAGAAAGAATCAAAACAAACTATCCTTTTATTTTCAAATAGGGTAGATATAAAACCCCTGTCTGTGAATCAGGCATGGATGGGCCGTAAGTTCAAATCAAAGGCATACGTGCAGTACGAAAAGGATTGTCTTTTTCTATTGCCAGATACAGAGATCAATTGGGACAAACAACCGTTAGAACTATCTATGACCGTAGGTTTAAGCAATATGGCTAGTGATGTAGACAATGTGGTGAAACCATTCGTAGATATACTTCAGAAGAAGTACAAGTTCAACGATAAATTCATCATTCGTCTAATTGTTGAAAAAAAGTTGGTGAAGAAAGGAGCGGAGTATATCGAATTCTATATCAAGCGATTAACTCCTCGACACTACATTCTGACAAATGCAAAATAAAAAGAAAGGCTTGTTCATTTATTTGTTCTGCTTTATGTTTGTATTGCAGTCCGGTTGTAATGGGGGTACTGTTACGGAACAGCCTGGTGAGTAAAAGCAAAACGAGCTTTACGGAGTCAAGCCTGCCACCTAACCACTTTTTTTGAAAATCTTTGGGTTTTTAAGGAAAGGGGGGAAAGGGGGGTATGGTTTATCTTCTGGTTCCGTAAAGCAAATATGTGTCTTAGTACTCGGTACTTATACTCGGTAGATATATATTAACTAATGGGCAAACTCTGCCTTTTTTATTTTTATCCACTTTTTTTAGTATATTTGTAACAAATGGGTTATCAGTTCAAACACCAACCATCTCAGTTTGTTTCTGAGGAGGCAAAAAATAGGGAGTGGTACAAAGAGAACGTAGAGTTCATCATGTCCCATTTTAACAAAAGGAACGATAGGACTAATAGAATCCGTAGAAAAGAGGATATTGAAAACCCAATCGATGAGATAGTCCGTATGTTTACCTATTACCTAGGCAAGCAATACAACAAAGACTATTACTACACTACACAAGACCAAAACAATTGCGATCTACCAACGGTTTGGATCAACGGACAAAAAATTACGTCCCTTATCGATTACATGGTAGGCAACGCAATCAAGTTGATTGATAATATCGAACCTAGTGTAAAAGCTAGTAGCAAGGCAACCGTCAATAAGAAAACTCAAATGTTTGATATTGGCATGTTGCAGTTTGAATTGCCTCGTGTATTTGCTGCCATGCAGGAAGCTGGTATTGAATATGGAATACCGGGCATGGATCAACAAAAAGTACAGACTCCAGAGGATTTTATCCGTTTCATGGAGACCGATTACAAAGAAAAATCTGAATTACTGGCAATTAAACTAGCTGAAGATATTCTATATCGAAACGATTATGCCAATAAGTACAAACAGGCATTCCTATACATCCTCTTAGGCGGATATTGCGGTATCAAGAATCGTATCGAGAACGGAAAACAGTACTTTGATCTTATTCTTCCTCACAATATGATCTTGGACCGGTCTCATGATGATGATTTCATGAGCGAGATGCGTTTTGTCGGTGAGATTAACTGGTTGTCAACGGCAGATGTAATTGAACGCTATCAAGATCAATTAACAGTTGAAGAAGTAAATGAAATTAAAAAGTTGAATAGCAATAATTTGTATCAGCTTTTGGATCTCACAACTCACCCATACGCCACTTCATGGGCATTCACATTCAACAATGTTCCTACCCTTGCTATTGTAGAGGGTTACTGGATTGGCATGAAGGATATGCGGTATGAGAAAACAACAGACAAATTTGGAAATACGCACTACGCCAAAATGCGTAAGACCAAAAAAGGATCATACTGGACAAAGACAATTTACAAGGCTACCTTGATTGGCAATAAGTATGTTGTTGATGCTGGAGAAGAAACCAATATTGTTCGCAAACACGATAACCCTGGCGATGTTGTAATGCCGGTTCAAATCTTTATGCCTAACATGGTAATGGGTGAGAATCGCTCTGTTGTACAACGTTTGCACCAGCACCAAGATCGTATCGACTTCATTACCAACGAGATAACTAAAATGATGACTCGTGCAAAAGGTAAGATGTATTTGATCAATCGTCAAAAGCTAGGATCCTCTACTCCAAAAGATGTAATTACCGATTTTGAACGAATGGGCATTCACATCACAGATGGATCTGCAACAGGAGAAGAATATGTAAGCGGTCAAGAGGCTCGCCTTGTAGAGGTTGTAGACATGACCCTGGATCCAAATATTAACCTATTGGTCCAGTTGCGCCAGGAAGAGGAGCGTTTAATGGAAGAGATTGTTAATATTCCAAAGATTGCTCTGGGACAACAACAAGGATACGTTGGAGCTAAAACTCAAGCTGGAACAATTGCACAAGCAAACTTGGGCACAACATATCTGTACCAAGGCTTCATTCGTTTCATTGAGAAACATTTATCTTTTGCAATTAATCAGTATAAAGTTTCTCTTATTGATGAGACCGATAACGATATTCCAGTTGTCGGACCTCGTGGTAGAGAGTGGTTTAAGGTTACAAAAGAATTCCAATTTGAGGAATTAAATGTATACGTGAAAGTTAAAGACTTTATCGATGATGCTGCTCGTGAGCGTTTGATCGGTTTGGCTCAAGCTGCTATGCAGAACCAAGTTATTGATATGCTTGACTATCTGAAGATTGAGCAAACAAGAACCTACACAGAGTTGATGCAAGAATTGCGTTATACATTGAACAAGAAGAAGAGAGAGGCCGAACAACAACAGCAGATGCAGATGCTATTGGCACAAGCCCAGCAGCAACAGCAAATGCAACAGCAGCAACAAATGGCTGCCATGAAGGAAGACGGACAGAACTATAGAAAAGAACTAGACTTTACTGCAAAAACTGGGCAACCCGTACCGCAGCCAACCGAAGAGGAAATGGCAGCAATGCAGGCTCCATCGCCCGATATGCAGCAAATGATGTAAAAACTAAAATAAAATAATATGGAAGAGTTCCTTAAAGAATTTGCGGCACAGGTACAAACTACCGAACCGAAAGTAAACGATGCGGTGGCTCCGGTAGCCGAAACAAACGAAAATGAAGAAAGTAACAACATTGAAGCAGTTGAGCCTGTATCTCAGCCCCAACCAGAAAGCGCAGATCAAAATGCACCTCAAAAAGACTGGTGGGAAGATGAAGATTCAGATGTTCAGACTGCTCCTAAAAGCGAAAAACGAGCTGAAGAACCTGTTGTAGAAAAACAGGAGTCATTGGATCCAGATCTGGAATTGCTCATGGAGTACAAAAAAAGCGGGAAAAGTCTTGCTGATTTTGTCAAAGAGTATTCCGTTGAGGATTATAAATCTTGGGGCGAAGATAAATTGGTAAAGGAAGGCTTGAAAGAATTCTACGGTATTACTGAAGAAGACATGGATAGTGCTTTTTACGAATTTCAAAATAGCTCCATTTTCCAAAAGAAACAGTTGCTAGAAGGTTTTATGCAAAAGTTCGAGGAGAAGAACGCTAATAAACTGAAAGAGTTGACGAGCACAAATACCCAACAACAAGAGCAAGCCAAGGCTGTTTATGAAAAATACAACCAGGAGTTGAGCGATTACGGTCAGCAAGTAGCAAACAAAGAATTGTATGGTTTGAAGATCACAGACGAAATGTCTAAGAATCTTATCAAATACATCAATGATGAGTTTACTCTTACTCGCCAAGACGGTACGTTTGACATTGAAAAAGTGTATTCTGTGGCACTATGGTTGAAACATGGAAAAGACTTGGTAAAGGCCAACATTACCAAGGCTAAAAACGAAGGCCGTGAGCAAGTAATTCGAGAGGTATCTAATCCCTCAAAGAATAATACTTATGGCGGACGATCTGTTGGTTCTGGACTTGAGGCTGCACAAGAAGCCTTTAATGCTCTATTCCAGAGTTAAACTGGAT